TATAGAGACACAGAATCAGGCAGATTTCCTGGTGCAAAAACAAGACACACAAGCAAAGATATTGGAGATACAAAACTCGGAGCTGCAACTCCAGATAAAAGTTTATATAGTGATGCAACAATGACACTTCTTTCTTCTAAACATAACCCCGTTGTCGAAGTTAGGTTTAGAGATGTCTTTCCATTGACAATGGCGGCATTAGAATATACTCAAGCGGATACTGATGTAACATATTTAACTATGACAGCAAGTTTCGCTTATTCTCATTACGAAGTTATAACTCTATAAATAATAATATAACGACATAAACTATTGACTTGATTGAAAAATAAGGTATAATATATAGAATGGATTTAAACACGTTACAGGAAGAAGTTGATAAAGATGTTAAAATTAAATCTGACCACTTAGATATTGAATCTTTACGAATTCCTGAACTTCACAATAAATATTTAAAATATTATAATCGTTTCCAATTAATTCTTAGAAAAACAGAAACAGACTATAAAGAACTTTATAAAGAGAAGTGGGAATATTATACTGGCAAATCTTCACCACAAGTTTATAAAGAAACCCCATTTGAGTTTAAAGTTTTAAAAGCAGATGTTCCAACCTATCTTGAAAGTGATAAAGACTTGATAGAACTACAACACAAAATAAATTATAACAAAACAATCGTAACATATCTTGAACAGGTTTTACGGTCAATAAATAATCGTACATTCACGATTAAAAATGCAATCGAATGGAAAAAATTTGAAGCGGGAGTAATATAATGACAAAGAAAAATTCAATTGAATCGAAAAAAGTAGAACCAAAAATTGGCGATTACATTCAAGAATATCCAAACATCTTGTCACCCAAACTTTGTAATCAAATTATAAAGTATTATGAATCAACTGGTGAATTTGAAAAGAGTACATATAGCACAGATAGTGGTTTGTCGTCTAAAACCGAAGAACGAGTAAGAATGGACGAACAATGGATTAACAGAAAAGAAAAGGGTGGATTGTATGGCGATTTATTAGCAGGATTTAAAATTGCGTTACAAAAATATTCAGAACTCTATCCAGATGTTGTGATACAACATTCTACACCTTTTCGTTTAAATCGTTATTCAGCACCAGGTGGATTTATGGTCAGACATATTGATAACATACATCATAGTCATGGTCAACGATATGGATTTCCACACATTACAATGTTAATGTTTATGAGTGATGATTATAAAGGTGGTGAACTTGATTTGTGTGATGGATTGTATGTTAAAAAACCTAAAACTGGAACTTGTGTAGTTTTTCCGTCTAACTTTATGTATCCACATGAAGTAAAACCAGTTACGGAAGGAACAAGATACACAGTTATGGTTTGGTTGATGTAAAGGAGAAAATTATTATGAAAGAATTACAACATTATAGAATATTTCCTACTAATGTTTTTTCATTTAAAGGTGAAAGTATAAATGAAAAGAAAATGCAGGAATATCTTAATAAGAAATCGAAAGAAGACTCGGACAGGAAAGGAAACTGGCAATCTGAGCCCGAATTGCATAAAAATAAAATATTTAAAGCATTGGCAGATAATGCACTTGAAGCTACTCAAGCAGCTTGTGATGCGTTAAAGTACGACCCTAGTTACAAACTTGAAATTACAAGCATGTGGGGTAATATCTTACAAAAATATGAATGTCATCCACCACATACACATTCAAATAATGTATGGTCGGGTGTATATTACATAACACAATCGCCAGGACAAAGCAGTATTCAATATTTTATTGGACAACAACAATCACAAGTTTTGTTACCAAGAGTAACTGAACAAAATTTAGACAATGGAAACCTTGTTGGTTTTCCGTCTGAAAAGGGACAGGGATATGTGTTCCCAAGTTGGGTAGTACATTGGGTGCCTCCCCATTTAGATACGACACCAAGAATAAGTGTCGCATGGAATATAATACTTAGAGGTGAATATGGACACCAAAAGGATTTCCAATACGCTAGAATTTAAGATTGAAAACAAATGTCATCAACTCTCCAGTCATGTATTGTAACCAAAATAAATGAAGTCTATCTACACTTAGATGTAGAACGAAATGTCGCTTATGAATTATCAGATTTTTTTACATTTGAAGTTCCAGGTTCAAGATTTATGCCGAGTGTTCGTAATAAATTCTGGGACGGAAAGATTAGACTTTTTAATCAACAAACTGGAGAAATATATTGTGGTTTATTGCCACAAATTAAAGAATTTTGCAAACGCAATGAAATAGAAATCGTAATTGCAGATGATGTTGAAGCTTCCAGAAAGATAGATAAACCTGTTGTAAAAGATTTTATTGAATCTCTCAAACCAAAATCCAAAGGAAAACTTTTAGAAGTAAGAGATTATCAAGTAGATGCAGTTCATAATGCGATTTCAAACAATCGTGCATTGTTATTATCGCCTACTGCGTCTGGTAAATCACTTATTATCTATGCGTTAGTTCGTTATTATCAAATGATGGATTTAAAATCATTGATAATCGTTCCTACAACAAGTCTCGTTGAACAAATGTATTCTGATTTTCTTGATTACGGTTGGAAAGAAAACTATTTACAAAAATTATATCAAGGACACGATAAAAAAGTTATAAATGATGTCATGATATCAACTTGGCAATCTTTATATAAAATGCCGAAAAAATATTTTGATGAATTTGGTTGTGTCATAGGAGATGAAGCACATTTATATAAAGCAAAATCTCTTACAAGCATTCTTACCAAATTAACTAATGCAAAATATCGTTTTGGTTTGACTGGAACTCTTGATGATTCACAAACTCATAGATTAGTTCTTGAAGGGTTGTTTGGAAGTTTAAGTAGGGTTGTTAAAACTAAAGAGTTAATGGATTCAAAAACACTTGCAGAATTAAATATTAAATGTTTGTTGTTAGAATATTCAGAAGATGATTGTAAATATATAAAAGATTTTAAATATGCACAGGAAATAGATTTCTTAGTAACATCTGAAAAAAGAAATGAATTCATTTCAAATTTAACTGTATCCACGAAAGGAAATACTTTATGTTTATTTCAATTGGTAGAAAAACACGGCAACCCTTTACATGATTTAATAAAACAAAAAGTTTCTGCAAACAGAAAAGTATTTTTTGTATTTGGTGGAACGAGTGCAGATACAAGAGAAGATATCCGAAGAATAACAGAAAAAGAAAACAATGCTATTATCGTAGCTTCTTATGGAACATTCTCTACTGGAATTAATATCCGTAATTTACACAATGTTATTTTCGCTAGTCCATCTAAAAGTAGAATCAGAGTATTACAATCAATAGGTAGGGGATTAAGAAGGGGAGATAACAAGAAAGATGTAAAACTTTATGATATTGCTGATGATTTAACACATAAAAGTAGAAAGAATTTTACTTTAAAACACTTTATAGAAAGGATTAATCTTTATAATGAAGAACAGTTCGAATACAACATTAAAAAGATACAAATGAGATAAATATAAGTATATGAGTGATTTAGCTAAAGAACTCCCAACATATTATATAATTAAATTTTTTAATGGTGAAGAAATTGTTTGTGATTTAAATCATATAGATGAAGAACAAGTAAAATTAATTAATCCAATGAAAATTCATGCTTATCCTAAGATGACAGAAACAGGACAAGTCAAAGAACAAATTGCACTTCATAGATGGTTACATCCTTACACTAACGAAACAGAGTTCACTGTTGGTAAAAAAAACATAATGACAATTGCAAAGTGTTCGGATACAATGATGATATATTATGAAAACTTTTTATTTAAAAAGGATGATGATAACTTAACACACAAAGAAGTTGAACTAAAAAATCAAGAGAAGAAACATACAAGAGAATATGTTACAGTTAAAACTGAAGATGATGTACACTAACTTATATTTGAAGAACCCACATGGTAAGTATACACAAAAAATATTTTTTGTCAAGCAATTGACAAGATAAAAAAGATGGTGTATAATATTATATAATGGTAAAAAGAAAATCAAGAAAAACAACTGATGAACATTATGTAGATAACAAACAGTTTCTACAAGCGATGAAAGATTGGAAAGAGGAATGTAGGATTGCGAAAAATTTAAACAAACCTGTTCCAATTGTTTCTAATTACATTGGCGAATGTTTTATGAAGATAGCAAATCATTTATCGTATCGCCCCAACTTTATTAACTATACTTACAGAGATGAAATGATTTCAGATGGAATAGAAAACTGTGTACAATATAGTTATAATTTTAACCCAGAAAAATCAACCAACCCATTTGCATATTTTACACAAATAATTTATTATGCATTTGTGAGAAGGATACAAAAAGAAAAGAAACAATCCCATATTAAAAACAAGATGATGGAACGAGATGTTTTTGAACCCTATATAAAACAGAAAGGGGACACAAACGATTATAATAGTCCAGCATTTGATGAGTTTAAAAATATGATGTTGCCGGAAGAAGATGTTTATAAACCTAAGACCAAGATTAAAAGTAAGAAAAAATCTTTAAAGAAAAAAGGAATAAACTTGGGATTAGAAATATTCATGGGTAACGCTGACTAACAATTTAATATTATGAAGATAGCAATAATCGGCGACCAGCACATGGGTGCAAGAAACGACAACCTTTCGTTTGTAAAATATTTTAAAAAGTTTTATGAGGAAATATTTTTTCCTTATATGGACGAACATAATATCACTACCATAATAAATTTGGGCGATATGTTCGATAGAAGAAAGTATGTCAACTTTAATACTTTACATTTTACAAAAGAAACATGGTTAGAACCTTTAAGAAAAAGAAACATTAGTGTTCATTGTCTTGTAGGAAACCATGATACTTATTTTAAAAATACAAACGAGATAAATTCTTGTAATCTTTTATTTGATGAATATGAAAATATTCACATATATCCAGAACCAGAAGTAATTGAATTTGGTGGAGTGCCAGTATTGTTCATGCCTTGGATGAATGCTGAAAACTATCCAGAGTGTGTTCGTTATCTTCAACAAGCAAAAACTGATATATGTTTTGGACATTTAGAAATAAGTGGGTTTGAACAACATAAGGGACATCTCGCAGAACAAGGTTATGATAAAAGTTTATTTAAAAGATTTGAATTAGTTTTTTCTGGACACTACCACCGTAAATCAGATGATGGACAGATTTATTATCTTGGAGCTCCATATGAAATGACATGGAGTGA